AAGGTTCTATTGAAGAAAATGTTATTTTTGTAGACAGACAATTTTCATTTGATATTGACGATATGTTAGCAACACAAAACTCTTACGGAGCAGGTGGTACTTCATATGGTTTATTTGACAATGACAAAGACATGGCGTTAAATTTAGGTTTCACAGGATTCCGTAGAGGTTACGATTTCTACAAGTCTGACTGGAAATACTTAAACGATCCTACAATGAGAGGTGGTCTTAATGCAGGTAAAGTTAATGGACTTTTAGTTCCAGCTGGCTCTACAACTGTATATGATCAAGTCTTAGGAAAGAATGCTAAGCGTCCTTTCTTACACGTTCGTTACAGAGCTTCAGAAACTGAAGACAGACGTTACAAGTCTTGGATTACTGGTTCAGCTGGTGGTGCAAGAACAAGTGACTTAGATGCAATGGAAGTGAACTTCTTGAGTGAGAGAGCTGTATGTACTTTAGGTGCAAACAACTTCTTCTTATTCCAAGATGCATAGTAAATAGTAGTAATATTTACCCTCGTTATAATGACGAGGGTAATTATTTTTTATAAATCAAATTAAATTATATTATAATGGCAACAAAAAAAGTAGAGTACAAAGCAAAATCCTATCGCTTAAAAGGAGGTCAATCTCCTTTATCATACATGTTATCATCTCGACATTCATCGAGATCACCTTTATTACATTTTAACGAAGAAACAGGAGTTAATGAACCATTACGCTATGCGCGTAATCAAAAGTCACCTTTTGAAAATGAACAAGATGGTAATGCTATATTAGAGCCAATTGTTTTTGAAGATGGTATGTTAACTGTTAGTAAAGAAAATCAAGTATTACAAAAATTTTTAAGTTTACATCCAAGTAACGGATTTGTATTTGAGGAAATAAACAAAGAACGTGATGCTGCGGCTGAATTAGAACAAGTTGAATTTGAGTTAGAGGCTCAAATAGAAGCTAAAAAAATCACTAAAGACACTTCTAAATTAACACAAATATGTAGAGTGTTAATGGGTAATGCTGTAGAAAACATGACAACAGCGGAGTTAAAAAGAGATATATTAGTTTATGCTAAAAACAATCCAGAAGATTTCTTAGACACTCTTAATGATCCAATGTTAGAGCTTATGGATGATGTGTATCAGTTTTTTAACTTATCACTTTTATCTGCAAGAAACAATGGAAAAGATGTTTATTACAATCTTCCAAATAACAAAAAGAAAATGCTTACTATTCCTTTTGGAGAAGACCCTAATTTTATAGTTGCTTCATTTATGAAAAGCGATGAGGGTTTAGAGGTTTATAAACTTCTTAAGAATAAAATAAAGTAAAACCAATAACTAACTGGAAAATTAGCTACCTTAAAAGGGTGGCTTTTTTTTTGTTATCTTTGTACTTTATTAACCCATTAAAACCTTTTTATAAAATGGCAAAATTTCTTAAAATCACAAATGCTCCTATTACTGGTCAATTGATTAGTATTGATGGAGTAAAAGCGGTTGCTACAGCAACAGCTACGGCAGTAACAGTTACAATCGATTATGTTGATGGAACTACTACTACAATTACAACAGCAGCTCAAGTAGCTCATGATGTGTACACTTCTATATTAGATAATATGGAAGTAGCATTAGCTACATCTTGGCAGAATCCTTATTATGAGGTAAGTCTTCCAAAAGCTGTAACAAGTATTGTTAATGCATAACAGCATTAATTAAACAATTAAAGAGAGGTTCTAAAAAAAATAGGGCCTCTTTTTTTTTGCTATCTTTGTAAAAAGAATTAATTATGCCAATAAACGAAGTACGAAATACGGTATTAGCAATAGCGAACAAAAACAACTACGGATATATTTCACCACAAGACTTTAATCTTTATTGTGCGCAAGCTCAAATGGATATGTTTGAGGATTATTTTTACCAGTACAACAATCAGTTACTTAAAGAAAACCAAAGAGCATCTGGTACAGGATATGCTGATATTACAAAAGGATTAATAGAGGTTATTGATAGTTTTTCAGCAACCCAAACTTTAATATCTCCTGGTATAAATTTATTTAATTTACCTTCTAATTATTATTTAATTAATAAAATTAATTATTACCCTACGGTAAGTACATCAGGAACAACAACAGCAGCAGGTGCGTTAACTTTAACGGACGCTACAGCTACTTTTACAAGTACGGTGACAGCAGGTCAACTTGTTTCATCTACGTCAACGACAAGCACTACAGCAGGCCAGACAGCTTATGTTGTTAGTGTTGATAGCAATACTCAATTAACTTTGTCTCAAAGTATATTTGGAACTGCACAAACAATTGGAAATAGTTACACAATTGTAGCTAACACTGGTATTGTAGAAGTGGAGAGAGTCAATCAAGATAAAATATTTTATTTAAATTCTTCACCTCTTACATCTCCGTCCGCAGGATATCCTGCATACGTTTTAGGTGGTGCTACTACTACAGAATCAGGAAACACAATAAGTGTTTATCCAACTACATTAACAACACCAGGAACAATAATGTCTCAGTATGTTAGGTATCCTAATCCACCAAACTGGACTTATGCTACTTTATTAGCTGGAGAGCCTTTATTTGATCCTACGGCTGATGACTACCAAGACTTTGAATTACCATTATCTGATGAGCCTACTTTGATAGCAAAAATATGTCAGTATGTAGGTATTGAAATAAGAGAGGCTGATGTTTATAATTTTGGTACTCAAGAGTTACAACAAGAACAACAAACACAAGGATAGATGGCATATATAAACGACTACGCATATTACGCAAATTCAGGAACAGCGCCAACGAACGCTAATTGGGGTTCGTATCAGTATGTTTCATTGGCAGATATAGTTAACAATTTTATGTTAATGTATCAAGGAAACCACGAATTGATAAACAACATTGAAAGATATCAAATATTATTTCACGCAAAGAGAGGCGTTCAGGAATTAAATTATGATGCAATGAAGGAAATAAAAATTCTTCAATTAGACATCACTCAGCAATTAAGATTTGTATTGCCTCAAGATTATGTAAATTGGGTTAGAATTTCTCAATTTAGAAACGGAGGTTTACATCCTTTATCTGAAAATATTCAAACAAATTGGTCTTCTGCTTATTTGCAAGACAATAGTTCTAATATTTTATTTGATCAAAACGGAAATGTTTTAAGACCACAAGATTCAGAAGTAGATTTAGCAAGAATTTTACGAGGTAATAAAAGTATATATTTAAATCAAAGTAGTGCATATAACGGATCTGAAGGATATTGCTGTGATGGTAATTGGTATTTTGATTATGCTATAGGCGCACGATTTGGTTTAAATACTGAAACCGCAAACTCAAACCCTACGTTTACTATAGACAAACAATCTGGTGTAATTAATTTTAGTAACATATCAGGTGCTGCCTCTATTGTTTTAGAGTATGTATCAGACGGTATGAAAAATGGTGTTGACACTGAGGTGCAAGTAAATAAATTATTTGAAGAATATATTTATGCTTATATTAAATATTCTATTTTAAATGGTAGATTAGGTGTGCAAGAGTATGTTGTAAATAGAGCAAGAAAAGATAAATCTTCTCTACTACGAAATGCAAAAATAAGACTAAGTAATATACATCCTGGAAGACTTCTAATGAATTTAAGAGGCCAGAATAAAATTATAAAATAATATGCCAATAGTTACAACAAATTTTATTGCAGGTAGAATGAACAAATCTGTGGATGAAAGACTTCTTCCTCCAGGTGAATATGTTGATGCAATGAATGTACGTTTAGGCTCTACAGAAGCTACTGAAATAGGAGCTGTAGAGAACTCAAAAGGAAATGAGCAGCTAACTACCATTCAATACAACGGAGTGGCTTTAAGCTCTGCTGCTGTGTGTATAGGGGCGTATGAAGATGGCGTTAGAGAAACTATTTACTGGTTTATTCATGACGGTTCAAATACTGAAGCTCCTGGTGGAGTTGTTGATTTAGTGGTATCATATAACACTACTAATCAAATAGTTAATTATCATGTAATTACAGTTGGGATTTTAAATTTTGATCCTTTATTTTTAATAACAGGCGTTGATTTAATTGAAGATTTATTGTTTTGGACAGATGACAAAAATCCTCCTCGAACATTAAATATAAACAGAAATTACCCAGAACCAATTGCAAATGTAGATCAAATTATAGAAGAAGATATATCTGTAGTCGTAAAGCCACCTGGTTTTGAAAACATTGTAGGTGCAAATATTCCTTTACCAGCGCCAACATTAAATTTTTTAAATATTGCAGGTAATCAAAACTATATAGAAAATAGATTTTTATGTTTTGCATATAGATATAGGTATGAAGATGGGCAGTATAGTGCAACATCTTTGTTTACCAATCCAGGATTTGTTCCTCGTCCATTTCAATTTAGTACAAAAAACTATTGTAATGACGGAATGTTAAATCTGTATAACGGAATTGAAGTTAAATTTTCTACTGGTAGTTCAAGAGTAAAAGAAGTTGATTTATTATTTAAAGATACTAATTCAAATACATTAAATGTAATTGAAAGATTTAAAAAAGAAGATTTTGGTTGGGCGAATAATACAAGTAAATCTTACACTTTTACTAACAATAAAATATACACTGTATTAGGTAATGATGAATTACTTAGACAGTTTGATAATGTACCACGTTTAGCAAAAGCTCAAACAATACAAGGTAATCGTTTAATGTATGGTAACTATGTAGATGGTTATAACATTTCAAGACCAGATGCAAATGGAAACACAATTGCTGTAGACTACAACACAAGTTTAATTAATAGTGTTATAGGTTTTGCTGAATTACCATTAGGTCTTTTAAATAATGGGTTAACATACACTTTAGATCCAAATCCTGGACAAAGTGAAATTATTACTAATTCAAAAGTTACTATTGATTTTTCTTCAATTGCTGATAAATTAAAAGCTAATTCTTTAATAGGGTTAACATTTAATTTTGACAGTGATAAAAGAGTTTTTTTCCCAACAGGAACTGCTGCTGCTACTGCAAATATTAATTTTGAAAATCAACCTTTCACCCTTTCTGTAAATATAACATTAGATCAAGACTATTCAAGTCCATATGATTTTTTTAATAGCCCATTGTTTGCAGAACGTATTGGTACTATTCTTGGCACTAATTTTCAACCTATCGCTACAGCTGATCAAGGAAACTCATTAACAGATTTTTTTAATAATGAACTTTCATCTCCAGCTATAGGAACGTATCCCTTTGTTAAATTTAATAGTAGTATTTCAGATGCGTCAATACAACAAGGATTTAATATTTCAAATTTTTCTCCAGGATCAAACACTTGTGATATTCAAACTATTGCAATGGCATTTCTGAGTACTGATACATCAGATCCTGCTAATCCTATAACTACTAAATTATATGAATATTTTAGATTTATATCTGTAGAAGCTGCTTTTACAACAGACTTAGACACAGGAAGTTTACATAGTGATCGTGACTATGAAACAGGTATTGTATACAGTGACGAGTATGGAAGGTCTTCTACTGTTTTGGTTTCTGAATATAATACTGTTTATGTAGAACCTGGTAATAGTATTACCTCAAATAGTATACAAGTTGCGGTATCATCCAGAGCGCCATATTGGGCTGAACGATATAAATTTGTAGTTAAACCAAGCAAAGCAGGTTATGAAACTATTTTTTGTAATTTTTATTATGTTAGACCAAGTGATAATATGGTTTTCTTTAGGCTTGAAGGAGATAATGCAAACAAGGTTCAAAAAGGACAGACTCTTGCTATAAAAGCTGATGTAAGTGGACCGCTATCAAGAGTTGAAACATGTGAAATTTTAGAAATCAGTGCAGAGCCAACCAATTTTTTAGATGATGCCAACGAGTTTGGAGATGGATCTTTTCAATTAAAAGGTTTATACATGCAAATCAAAAATCAAAATTTTGATATTGTTATACCAGATGATTCTCTTATAGAATTTGGAAATGTAAGAAAAACTTCTTCAGTGAGAGGCTGTACAAATAGCAGAAAAATTGGTTATAAATGTTTTACAACAGACCCTGACACTAATGTAACTACAAATTATCCTGTGCCAGGAGGTACTGTTATAAGAATAAAAGTAACAGCGTATCGTAATGACACTTTTAATGGAGATTCTTGTCAAGAAATAAAATGGGAATGGGAGCAGGAATATATAGCAAGTAGAGACTACATTGACATGAGAAGATGGTGGCTTGGAGATAATATAAATCCAGCTCTTGGACAGCCAGGGAATATACAAGATGAAACCACTATAGTAAACAACACTAATTTAGTGCCTCCATTTTTTACTGGTAATAGTGTTGCAAATAATATGGCGTGTACTACATGGGATGTAACATTCCAGTGGATACAAGACAATGCTCAAGGAATAAATGATCCTTTATATTTAGGAGTTTCTTCAGGTATTAAAGGGTGTAATAGATTTTTTAATCCTGACAGAACATCTGATTTAGATGTTGAGTTAATAGTTTTTAGAGCAAATACTTTAGTGGTATTTGAAACAGAGCCAAATGATGCTAATGCAGAATTGTATTACGATGCTTCTCAATCGTTTCCTATTTCGCAGCCAGATGGTTTTCATATGTCTGGTGTTAATAGTGATTTAGGAGATCAAAACCAAACTGCTTCGCAAGATGCTGTAATAAATTTAGATTTTAAAGATTGTTTTTCTTTTGGTAATGGAGTAGAAAGTTTTAAAATAAAAGATCAATTAGCTGGAAGATCATTTCAGTTAGGCCAAAGAACTTTAGCTGTTTCTAATCAAGACTTTAAAGAAGCGGATAGATTTGAAGGTATTACTTATAGTGGTGTTTTTAGTAGCAATAGTGGAGTAAATAATTTAAATGAATTTAATTTAGGTTTAGCAAACTTTAAAGATTGTGAAACTTCATTTGGGCCAATACAAAAAATGCATGCTCGTGAAACAGATATTTTAGTTTTACAAGAAGACAGAATTACTTATGTATTAGCAAGTAAAAACTTAATTAGTGACAGTACTGGCGGAGGTGTTATAGCTTCAGTTCCTCAAATTTTAGGAACACAAATAGCTCGTATTGAAGAGTATGGTATTAGTTATAATCCTGAAAGTTTTGTATCTCACGGATATGACATGTTTTTTACTGATGTAAAAAGAGGTGCTGTATTAAAATTAAGAGGTACAAGTAGAAATAATGATTCTTTAGAAGTAATATCTCAACAAGGAATGCGTTCTTGGTTTAGGGATGAATTTTATGAATCAATTCAAACACAAAAATTAGGTGGTTTTGATCCTTACATGGATGAATATGTTTTAGCAATGAATTGCGATCAAATACCCTTACCTCCAGAAATTTCTCAATGTGGTTATAAATTACAAAGAAATGGATTATTAACTGGAGCATCAAACGCTATTGTTAGTGTTATAAATTATGGTGCATTAATAGGTACAGCTAATTTCAATTATAACATTTCTTCTGGCTCAATAACAATTTCTGTATTATGGAATGGTGTTACAACAACAAGCGCTACCTTA